GTAAAAGAAGAGGTTCATAAGAACATTATTACAGGTGTCTTGACACAGTTGATCATTAGTTATTTCAGGAATTGGACGAATCCAATTAATGCTTTCTAATAGAGCATCTATTTCCATCAGGGGGACATACTTACCCTCAAAAATTCCGGTAGAATTCTTGAGAAAAGTACATTCCTCCAAGGGGATAGACTCTAATACAAAGTTGCCAGATTTAGTGGCTGGTGTGAGTGTAAGTCCAAAATCCTTTAAAAGATTCGAGATAGTCATACCATTGAAATAAGAAATGAAAAATTGGTCAACACATAATAGATTATCGTCTCCGTACACAGCACTGCGTACAAATTTACGATAATGAATTAGGTCCTTATATTGAACAGGGACAAGCATCATCCAAGAAACACGAAGATAAATCTCGTTGACAAGAGAGTTTATATTCACGGTACCGTCCCAACCGGAGGGCATGCCACCAATGGTCTCGTAAATAAATTTACGATTACGATGGTAACAGTAGCAGACGCGGGTGTAAATTGCGCGACGAGCATTGCGAGCGGCCTGGGTTGTTGTTCCATACCAGGCTTCAACAATTTGTAGAGTTGCAAAGAAACAGGATGACAAGAGTGTGCCATCCCAGCGGGAGTAATCTCCAGCAGTTCCATGATTGCCGACCTCTCTCATTCTTTTGATTAGATAGTGCCATTCGAGGGAACCTTTATTTATGCCGACGGCAGAAAAGGTTCGGAGTCGAGTTTGGTACATATGTGCAAAGAAGCACAAAAAGAATGTTCGGGAGAGGAGGGTCAATCCTAAAGGAGCTACGGAAAACATCCGGCCTTTGGTGACTTTGCTGAGCGCACGGCGCTCATCTTTGATGGTATCTACAAATTGGTCGGTGTTGGCAATACCGGCCTCTAGTTCTGCTTTGTCTTTTTCGAGGACAGACAGGAGTAGGGGATGTGACGGATAATACGTTCCGTCAGGACGTTGGGTGAAGAGTTTTCTCTTAGGGCCACGCAGTTTGGAATTAAGTACGAAGGGGTACCCGGCAGATGGTTTCATATTGATTGGATCAACATAAGGGGTGCCAGGTATTCCATTTATACTCTCATCGAGTGTTAAAACGCGTTTGGGGATAGGAGAAGGGAGGTCGAGGTCTTGAGAAATACTCTGACTCGCCAGTTGAACCAATTCGGGGTCCATCTGACGATAGTCCTGGGAGTACTTATTCATGCCATTTTCCAGTGGATCTTCACCATTCATTCGCTTATCAAAGCGATTGAGAATAGC